AAGAAGCTGCGTCCTGAAGTTGAGCCTATGCTTCGGTACGGTAGGGAATAAAAAACCCCCGACGCGAAAGGGGAGTACGTCGGGGGCGCAACTAAAGCTAGGAGAAAGCAATGGATAAACCATTGCACGAACATATTACTACTTAACACGCCAAACGCGCAAGCCGCGAATACGATCCTCTATTACAACTTTTGTAACCACTTTAAACTTAAATCTTCGCACCGCTTGCTGCACATCTTCCTTAGCTTGCTCAGCGTGTATGCAAGGCACAAAGAAGGAAGCTCCTACCGCAAACTTCCTCCAGTTGACCTCATAGTGTACTCCGTCAACCACCATCGGTGCCGGTGGCTACCATTTCTTCCTCATCACCGTCGGCCTTAGCCGCTTGGATATACATATCCGGATCAAGGAAGTCTCCGCGAGAGCAGTCAAATACGTAAGCGTCTACTGGCGGTGTGCTGGATAGCTTGGTGCCTTTTGCCATTCGCTTCTTTACGGTGCCGACATAGACGCCCTCGGCGGCAAGTGCGTTAAGTATCTCCTTGAGAGTTATCTGCTGCTTCGAGCAATACTCCCTGAACTTTTTGGCAATAATAAATAGCTTCTGAGTGTCCGGCTCCATGCGGATAATCAGCTCCCCTCGCGGCTCCAGAATCGGCAGAAGCTCTACACCGGTGCGCTTGTCCACCTCGTCATTAATAACTAGGGTGTTCTGGCGTTGCTCGTTCCAGTATTCGCCGACTACGCTGGCGTAAGATGATGCTGGTGGTTTGATCTCCTGACGCATCTGGGTGAACTCGCGGACCAGCCACTTAAACACTCTGCCTACGTCAATATCAATCAAGCCAAGCCGACGGGCGAATAACGCACCTGCAATGTTGCAAGCTGCCACACCTGACCAGAACCGCTCTCGGTTAGTGAAGCCGACTTTACGGTCGATCAGAAGTTGCAAATCTCTTACTTCCTTGATTCGCTCCTCAAGGTTGCACACCAAGTCACGGATGTAGATACGCCCTGCATGTCCGTAGTTTGTGTTCAGCTTCGGGTAAATCTCGTCGGCTTCTTCTTTCGTCAGCAGCTTGGTGTCAGGGATTGTGTACTCAATAACCCGCATCAGTTCCCCATCTGCCGTAGCTTTCAAGGACTTCAGCTTGTCCACAACCGAGGCGTTAGACGAACACAGTACGATAGTCTCCCATCTGGCAAAGTTATTACGCTCGGCGTTCTCGCTAGACTTCATCCGTCCACGCCCCCGGCCTTGAGATGCAGCATAGGCAAAGTTAGAGAAGTTATCGGGAGTCATCTTGGTTATCTCGTCGCAGCCTAAGCCGAGGTTGTTCATGACCCCTAACCGGTGCAGCTTGACGTTCATGGTGTCCCGCTCAATCAGCATCACTTCTTCTGGGTGGCTATACACACTGTGCATGGCTTTGATCGCTGTGGTCTTACCGGTGCCTGACTGGTTGTTAATCATGTTGATGATTGCACCTTTCAAGTTCAAGTGCTTCATCAGTGGGGCACCGAAAGCGGTGAAGAACCCGAAAGCCATAGGCTCAAAGCCCGGATTGTTATACACGTCGATGACGCTCTTCCATTCCTCCATCGAACCCATAGGCACAAAGTAATCTGCTATGGGCGCGGTATAACTAGATGGTGGGCTGTATCTGTCGCCGTCAGCGCAAATCTCGGTATCCCCTATAACAAACGACCGACTGCCCTCAGTCCAGCCAAATTGAGTACGCATAATTTCTGCTCCTTCTCTGTATTGCAGTTCCTTTGTAAACCTGACAACGTACCCCATTATCGCGTCCATCTGTTTCTTCATAGCGATAACACCGTACCAAGCCAGCTTTTCTCGTAGTTTATCTGCGGTCAGTAGATCAACCGCTGGTAGTGCAAACTCTTTTACCCCGTCCTTCGGAGTATGCAACCTCATCCAAATTACTTCCCCATGCTGCGGGTCTTTCAACCGCTTGACCACATACAGGTCATGCTCGTAGATCATCACAGCATCTTCGTCGTCCTCATCCTCCGACTTACGGTACACCCCTCCGTTCTTGCCGCGAAAGTATGGATACGGATATTCGGGTACCGTATACGTTACAGGTTTGCTGGCGTCAGCCGCAATAAACTCAATGACGTTATCTTCTGGTGAAGCTTCAGCAATCTCATGCCCCAATACAATCGGCGACGTTATGTTGCCCTTGTGTGGGCACTCTGCGCACCCGCTAGGGTTTAGCTTCTCAAACGCATCGCAAGTGTATGGGCCAAGTATCCGTGATGCTTTCTCAGCGGTGGAGTCGGCGTTGTACTCAGGGTGCTTTGACGATATCTCATGGATAGCTGTTTCTGAATCTACGCAGTAAGCACCGATAGATAAGGCGGCTCTCCACAATGGCTCTTCCAAAGTCTCTTGGTTTGCTACCGCGTTTGCAAGCTGCTGACAGCCGTTACCCTTTTCGGTCTTTAGCATGATGGTCTTGAACCGATGCTGCCGGTTACCCATCAGTGCTTTAGTAAGTTCGTTTACTTGCGTATGTCCGTAGTCAGGAGCTTCTTCTATCGCGCCGACTACGTCGCGGAATCCCTCGTAGGATATTTCCTGCCCCATGCACATCAGCGTGACATCTAGGGGCGGGTCGCCCTTCATGTTCTTTGTGTTTGGGATACGGAGAATCGACGCAGCATCTGAGGTACGTGAAGGGTCGGCATGCAGTCCACGCTCATAACAAACAACTTTGAGTCGGTCAGCAACTGCTTTCCACTTCGGGCGTTCAACCGATTCGGTCAGCGTCCAGTAAACATGGATGCCACGCCCAGAGTCTACGATTGTAGGTTTAGGTAGATTGAGATCGGCACAGAAATACTTAACTGCTTGGATGCCGTCAGCTTGAGTTTCGTAGGGTTTGCCTTCCCCGCAATCTATGTCTAACCAAAAAGACTTAATGTCTTTGACGTTATCAGTAGTGCGGGTTGTATTGGTTTCGTACTTGGAGCAAGCGAAGTACACATCGTAATTCTTCGATAGTAAATCGCTTGCTTCCTTCTCAACTTCCTCCAGAGTTTGTACGAACACCTGCTTCGGCATACCGGTCTTTTTTAGACCGACCACGCAGTACCATCCTTTGTCGGAAAGCACTGAAGACAAGAAGTCTGTTGTTGACATTTTTATAGACGCCGGTGCCGATATTAAACATTGAACCTAGCTTGCTTAAGCATCTTCCAGATTCGTTCTGCATTTGTCTTGCGGGGTGCCCATTCACCTACAAACCATTTGTAGATAGTCATCCTGCTTACACTAAAGTAAGACGCAACATCAGAAACTGGAATATCTTTGGCTATGCAGAACCGCCCCAGCGCAACACCGGGGCTTTCCGTACTAGCTGCTAGGTTCGCTTTGACAATCTTTGACGCGTAACCACGGTTGTCCATGATTAATCATCAGTTGTCCAGCTGTTGATTACATCGGCAAAGTCCTTCTTAGGAGTAGGCTCAGCATTCTTTTTTGCCACGCGCTTCGTCGGCTCTTCAACCGGCGCCTCTTCTGGTTCCACTTTGGATGGATTCGAAGCCAACTTCTTTTTTCCACCGTCCGTCGTAGAAGGTGTTTGGCTAATCGCCGCCTTAGCTGCTGGAGATTCACCCTTTTCACGTGCAACCTCCCATTCTTCGCGGCTTAAATAGCGTAAAGGTTTAAAAGTAAGTTTTGGCGTATCCGAATCCGAATCCAGACGCATCTCGGTAACAAGTGTGTTGATGTTCTTACCCTGCGAACCGACATACTTAGCGTACTGCTGGAACGGCATCTTATCCAGATCACCACGACCAAAGATCGACTGCGAAGGAAGCGTCAGCTGATACACATCTCCTTTAACATCGTCTGCTAACACAACTGCTAGACGCTGCTGATAGCGGCATGCGCGGGAGTCGCCTTGTCCTGAACCTTTAATGTTCTGTGGGCAGCTCTCACAAGATGAGCTTTGTGGGCTTTCGATGCTGGCATCGGGGGTCTTACCGTCGTTAGACCAGCAATCTGGTGGCGCACTTTCGCCGGGTGTGTATTTGCCAGCGTAGAACTGCCGTGCAATATCGCGGCCTCCGTTGACGATTACAACGTGCATTGAACGGTTCTCGTTCTTTGCTACTTCTTCACCAGCTACCATCAAGCGGAACACGCCGCCACGGATAGAGATGCGCTTAACGGAAGTATTACCTGCTAACGCTTTTGTAAGATCGTCGAGTTCGACTTCTTTAAGGTAGTCAGGAATATTATTGGATTGAAACAAAGTAATGTCGCTCATGGCGTTCTCCTAGTTACTTACGACGGATGGTGATTTCGTATTCACTATCTACATTCAGCCCCGGTGGGTGCAGCTCTGGGTGTTGCTCCAAGAACTCTTTCATGTTTGATTGATGAATACGTTTTTCCAACAATTCCACTGTGCCGTGCTCGTGCATAAAACCGTAAAAGCTTTCCCAATCGTTAGTCCAATAACGATTTTTTATGGTGCGGTAAGCAACAGCATTGGGAGTTGAAAAACTTGTGACGCCGGTTTCTTTGGATAGTTCAACCAGCTTTTGCTTCAGTACTGCCATTTGCTCATCCAACTCGGCTGCTTCAGATTTGAACCTGTTGGTAAGGGCATCCTTCTTATCACGAATCTTTATGTATGTATCGACAATTTTATCGATTGGTATTTCGAGTTCCATAGCTTTCTCCTTTGTTCGGCTTGTGCCGATTTCTTATGATACCACTCATCTATACAATGTCAAGAACTAATCGTCTAATTCGTTCTTGTAAAGATCAATTATTTTAGAGTGAAAACTAATCTTACTTTGCAACGCTTCGTACAGCTTACTCTCTACCGGACTCCCCTCGATATGCACAACAGTAACAGGGTTCTTCTGCCCTTGTCTATGCACACGTGCGTTTGCTTGTAAGTAATACTCAATGGAGGTTATTGGTGCATACCAGATAACAACATTAGCCGCTGTTAACGTAACCCCATGCGCTGCGGCTTGTGGTTGAATTATTAATACTCTCGGGTCTTTCTCTTCTTGAAACCTTTTGAATGCGTCGGTGCGATTCCCTACGGAAACTTCGCCGTTAATAACTTCGCTAGTAATATTATTTTTTGACAAGAATGTTTGCAATAACCCAATTGTGTGCGTGAACGGCACGAAAATTAAAACCTTGTGTGTTGCCTCCTCAATAACTTCAAGGATTGCATTTAGTCTGTTAGATACATCAAACTCGATTACGTTCTTGTTGTCGGTGTACACCGCCCCACCAGCAATCTGCAATAGCTTGGTAAGGTTAGCCGCTGCGTTTACTGCTGATACATCTTCGCCAGCCGCTTGGATCAGCATGTCCTTCTTTAGCTGTTTGTAATACCGCAACTGTTGCGTAGTCATCGGGGTGTGCCGTGATGTCATAGTTACATCTGGTAGGTCAAGGCACTCGGCTTTGGTGTACCTAATAGCTGGCTGCAATAGCGTATGCACAGTCTTCTCTGCGCTCGGCTTCGGTATCCACTTGAACCTAGTCAGCTGCTGCATGACGTTGTCTCTGAACGTACCAAACAACGAAGGTGCTTTCTCAGGTACGCACAGTTTGGCTAAGCCGTAAGCATCCAGAGGTGATTGCGCTGCTGGTGTACCCGTCATCATCCACAGCCAAGTCTTGTGGGTCATTGCTTCTTTCAAAGCCTTGAACCGTTTGGTGCGGTGGTTCTTATACGCATTCGCTTCGTCAACGATGATGAGATCAAACCCGCCGTTCTTCACCTCGTCTTTGACTATCTCCATCCCATCAAAATTAATAACAACGAATTCGGCGTTGCCATTTATGATGTTCTTGCGCTTCTCTCTATCTCCGTGTGCGATGTCAACACTGCGGTGTACCGCAAACTTAAATAGATCAGACTGCCAAGCGGATTGCATGATGGATAGTGGGCATAAAATAAGTACGCGCTTTACAAGCCCTTTCTCCATTAAGTAGTCCGCTGCCCATATAGCCGACGCAGTCTTGCCGGTGCCCTGCTCGTTAAAGCAAAACGCTCGTTGATTAACTGTTAAAAAGGACGCCGTATCTTTCTGGTGCGCCATCGGTGCATACAGTCCGGGCCAACTATAGTCTCTTAGTATTGGTGAAGGCACTTTGCGAATGCCT